GCGTTCCTGTGCTTCACCGGCATCCGCCCGGGCACCTTCGGGCGCCTCGCGCTCAACGACGTGAACCTGATGTTCAAGCTCGGCCAGGGGCAGCAGCTCTCTGACGATGCGGTCAACCGCGTGCGCTTGTTCATGCAAGGCTATGAGGACGCGAAATCGTGACCACCACAATCCAGTACACCCCGCCTCCGACGATCCGCGACTTCATCAAGGATTACAAAGCCGGAGAGCTGTTCTATGACTGGATCGTAGGGCCGGTCGGGTCGGGCAAAACGACGGGGATCTTCTTCAAGCTATGCTACATGGCTCAGCTTCAGGCGCCGGGGCCGGATGGCATCCGCAGGACGCGCGCGGTGATCGTCCGCAACACGATGCCGCAGCTGCGCGATACCACGCTCTCCTCGTGGAACTATTGGTTCAAGGACGGTCAGGCGGGGACCTGGAGGGAGACAGAAAAAAAGTTCACGCTGCGCTTCGGCGATGTGGAGTGTGAGGTCCTCTTTCGACCGCTCGACACGCCCGAGGACGTCGCGCGCGTGCTGTCGCTCGAGGTCACCTTCGCGATCATCGACGAGTTCGTGGAGATCCCGCGACAGATCGTTGACGCGCTGAGCGCGCGCTGCGGGCGCTACCCGTCCGCGGTCATGGGCGGCGCGACCAACTGGGGGATGTGGGGCTCGAGCAACCCGTCCACCGAGGACAACTGGTGGTTCGATCACCTGCACAACGACAAGATCCACATCCAGCCGAAGGAGGATGTCGATGCCGCACGCGCCAAAGACGCGCTGCTCGACAGCGGACCTCGCAATGCTCGCTATTTTCTACAGCCTAGCGGCTTTGCTCCGGACGCCGAGAACCTCGAAAATCTCCCCGGCGGCGCCGCCTACTACACCAACCAGGCCAAGGGAAAATCCGCCGCCTGGGTCAGCCAGTTCCTCAAAGCCGAGTGGGGCTTCAGCGTGGCCGGCAAGCCCGTCGTGCCCACCTTCCAGCCGCAGCTGCATCTGTCGAAGCAGCCACTCCTCTACAACCCGCACCTGCCTCTTGTGGGAGGGTTTGATCCCGGGCTAGGCGGCTCGGCGATGATCATCGGCCAGGAGGACCTCGACGGCCGCCTGGTGGTGCTCGGTGAGCTCGTGCAGATCGGCTTTGGCACGACGCGCTTCATCCAGGAGCGGCTGCGGCCCTACCTCAAGCGCCGCTTCCCCGATGCCGAGTTCATCGTTGCGCCTGACCCGGCCGCAGGCAACCGGGCGCAGAACGATGAAAAAACCGCGGTCGACATCCTGAAGAAATACTTCCCGGTGAAGATCGAGAGCAACAACCGGCTGCCGCTGCGGCTGGACGCGATCGAGCATTACACGACCCGGCTGGTCGAGGGTAAGCCGGCGCTGATCATCGACGAGAAGGAGTGCCCGATCCTGGCCCGCGCGCTGCGCGGCGGCTGGCGCTACAAGCTCGACAAGCACGAGAACATGGCGCCCGACGCGTCGCCGGAGAAGAACCCGTACAGTCACCCCGGCGACGCCTTCGGGTATCTAGCCCGTTACTACCATCGACAAGCAACCAAGAATGAGCGATATACTGCCGTTGGGGCAAAGCCCTTCGTTCCGCCGCGGCGGTTCGGAGGCACGGCGTACCACGTGCGCTGAGGGGGGAATTGAATGGCCGACGCGGGTTTCAGTCCGCCGGCAGTCAGCGTCGAGGGCGCGGCTCCGGTCCGGCAGATCAACACGACGGTGCTGCGCCAGCTCGGCGGTGAGTTGAAGTCGCTGTTCGACGGCTACTCGAGCGATCGCCGGCAGACCGAGCTCAAGTACATGCGCAACCTGCGCCAGTACCTCGGCATTTACGACCCCGAAATCGACAAGCAGATCCCCGAGGGCCGCAGCCGCGCCTACCCGCGCATCACGCGCGTCAAGTGCATCAGCATGCTGGCCCGCATCATGAACCTCATGTACCCGGGCAACGAGCGCAACTGGGAGCTCGCGGCGTCGCCGTCGGCCGACCTCAATCCGGAGGATGTTGCAGCTTCGGTGCAGGAGCTGATTGCCGCGCGCCAGGCCGAGGGGCTTGACACCGAGCCCAGCCAGGAGATCATCGACGCCGCGATCCAGCGGCTTGCCGAGAAGCGGGCCGCGGAGCTGACCAAGCTCATCGACGACCAGCTCCAGGAGATCGGCGGCGACCAGAGCAACGACATCATCCAGATTGACCGCAAGGTTGCGCAGTCGGGCATCATGTACGGCCTCGGCGTCGTCGAAGGTCCGTACGTGCGCGAGGAGCAGAAGGTCACCTGGGGCGTCTCCGAGAACGGTCAGTTTGAGCCGCAGGAGCGCACGATCCGCAAGCCGCAGTTCGACTTCATGTCGGTGTGGGACTTCTACCCTGACATGTCTGGCCGGTCGCTGCCCGGCGAGGGCTACTTCATCCGCAAGGTGATGGGGAAATCGGCGTTCCGGAAGCTCGCCGATCGGCCCGACTTTTTCGCCGCCGAGATCAAGAAGTTCATCGGCACCCACGGCGACGGCAACTATCAGCCGAAGGAGTTCGAGACGGACCTCCGCACGATGGGCACCAAGGCCGAGGTCCAGGATCGCAAGCGCGACCCGCAGGGCAAGTACGAGGTGATCGTGTGGAAGGGCCCGGTCAGCGCCCAGAAGCTGCGCGATCTCGGCGCCCAGGTGCCGGAGGACAAGATCGCCGACGACATCGAGGCCGAGGTCTGGCTGGTCGACGGCAACGTCATCAAGGCCGACGTCAACCCGTGGCGCAAGCTCGGGCTCAAGGTCCGCACTGTCCACACCTTCGTGTTCGACGAGGACGACACCTCGCCGATCGGCAACGGCCTGCCGAACGTCATGCGCGACAGCCAGCTGTCCGTGTGCGCGGCGACCCGCATGACCCTCGACAATGCGTCGGTCACCTGCGGCCCGCAGTTCGAGGTCAATACCCAGCTACTCCGCACCGATCAGGACGTCACGGCGATCGAGGCGTACAAGATGTGGTATCGCGACGACGAGGGGCTCACCGCTCAATTTCCGGCGGTGCGTCGCATCGAGGTGGATGGTCACCTCAACGAGCTGCAGGCGCTCATCAACCTGTTCATGGGGTTCGCGGACGCCGAGACGTTCATCGGCCCGGCGACTGGCGGCGACCTGGCGAAAACGCCGTCGGAGCCGATGCGGACCGCGGCCGGCGCCTCGATGCTCCGCGGCGACGCGGCGCTGCCCTTCAAGGACATTGTCCGCAACTTCGACAGCTACAAGCAGTCGATCATCATCAGCCTCTTGCAGTTCAACAAGAAGTTCAACCCGGGCCTCGCGCCCGAGGGCGACTACAACGTGATCGCGCGCGGCGCGACGAGCCTCATCGCCAAGGAGGTTCGGAGCATGCAGCTCGACATGCTGGCGCAGACGCTGACCGACGATGAGCGTGATCACATCGACGACCGCAAGTTCGTCGAGCAGCGGTTCGCGACGCGCGACATGTCGTCGCTGCTGCTGCCGGCCGAGGAGGCCGCGCGCAAGAAGCAGGCCCGGTCGCAGCAGATGGCAGTCATGTCCGACCTCGCGCAGCGCCTGCAGGCCGCCGAGGAGCGCAAGACGCTGGCCGAGGCGTTCAAGAACATCACCCAGGGGCAGAAGAACGTGGCATCGGCCGACGCCCAGACGGCCAACACCGCGCTCGATATTTTGGAGGCAGGAGCCAGTGAGGACGGATCGCAAGCGGGAAATCAACCGGCTGGCAGGTGAGCTCCAACGGAGCAACAACCCGGAGTCGAGGACAGTGAAGGAATTATTGGGCTTGCTGGTCGAAGACGCCAAGGATAGCCTCGTCGCCTCGCAGGGGAACGAGACGATCCGCCTGCAAGGGGAAGCGCAAGCGTTCACACGGCTGCTCGGCATGGTGACCAAGGCACCGATCTCGATCCAGCGCGCACAGGGGGACAACCAGTGAATATCGAAGCGGGTACTGATTTCGACGCGGCCTTCGCATCGTTCGCGAAGGACGAGGCTCCTGCTGCTGCGGCGGCCGCGGGGACCGAGGGGGACGCCGCGGCTCAGGGGGCGAGCGATGGAGATGGACAGGGAGCTGCAGACGCTACTGCTGGTGGATCTGGTGATACTGCTGTCGCTGGCAATGACGGCACTGCCGACGCTGCTGCAGGCGGCGATGCCGCGGGCGACGTGGCTGCAGGTGAAGGAGGAGCAGCTGGAGCTGCCACTGCCGGAGACGCCGCAGGATCAAACGGTGCGACGACTGGCGCCGCGGCCGACGCCACTGCAGGCCCATCTGCTGATGACATTCTTGCCGGGCTGAAGAAGCTCGTCGGCGAGGCGCCCAAGGACGACTCGAAGCCGGCCGCACAGGAGCAGGCCGCCGGCGGCGACCAGACAGCTCAGCAGGAAGCGCCGATCTACTCCGACGACGAGACGGCGTTCCTCGCCGAGTACGACAAGGAGTGGGGCGACGTCGCGCGCGGCGAGGCGCTGAAGCGCCGGGCCGAGTACCAGACGCTGCTCAAGCACGTCTTCACCCAGGTCGCGCAGTTCATTCAGCCGATCCGTGAGACGGCCGAGCTGCTGGCCGAGCGTACGCACGTCGCCGACATCACCGGGGCGATCCCTGACTACAGCGATCAGCTGCGCGACGACGTGACGAAGTGGGTGGAGACGCAGCCGGCCTATTTACAGGCTGCCTATAATCAGGTTATTACTCAGGGCACGGTCGACGAGGTCAAGGATCTCGTCGCACGTTACCGGGAGGCGACCGGAGCCAAGAAGCCTGCGGGGGCAGGTGGGTCCGAGAAGCCGAAGGGTAGGACGAACGAGCTGTCCGAGCCGGCCAAGCAAGCGGCCGCGGCATTGGCACCAGTCGAGTCCAAGCGGTCGGGGGTACAAGCGCCGAGCGATCCGTCGAATTTCGACGACGCCTGGAAGGCAGCATCTTCCGACATCGTTTAGGATCTTGAACTAGGCCCGGGGGCGGGCCTTTTAGGGGGGAAATCCAATGGTTACTTACGGTGACATTTCGCCGGCGGTCGCGGCCTACTCGATCGTCCGCATGCTGAAGCGCGCAATGCCGTTCCTTCAGCTCGAGAAGTTCGGCCAGAGCTATCCGCTGCCGACCAACTCGACCCAGACGGCCAAGTTCCGTCGCTACTTCCTGACCGGCGCCACTGGCTCGGCGGGTTCGGGTGCCGGGGGTTACTACTTCCCGGTCGCCACCACGCCGCTCGTCGAGGGTGTGACCCCGGCTGGAAACTCGATTTCCAACCAGGACTACACCGTCACGCTCGCGCAGTATGGCGACTTCGTCATGATCACCGACGTGATCATGGACACGCACACCGACAACGTGCTGCAGGAAACCACCGACATCCTCGGTGAGCAGGCGGCGCTGACGGTCGAGACGCTGCGCTTCAACGTGCTGAAGGCGGGCACCAATGTGTTCTACGCGAACGGCGTTGCCGGCCGCGCGAACGTCATTGCCTCCATCAGCAAGGCGGACCAGCGCAAGGTCACCACGGCCCTGAACCGGCAGAACGCGAAGAAGATCACCTCGGTGGTCGCTTCCACTGCCGACTACGGATCGAAGTCGGTCGAGGCCGCCTACATGGCGGTCTGCCATCCGGACCTCGAGTCGGACATCCGCGAGATGCCCGGCTTCAAGCCGGTCGCCGACTACGGCCCGCACACGTCGCCGTTCGAGGGCGAGATCGGCTCCTGCGAGCAGGTCCGTTACCTCAGCTCGACCGTGCTGGCGCCGTGGGCGAACGCGGGTGCCGCGATCGGCACCTCGGGCAAGCGTTCGACCGGCGGTGCCAACGTCGACGTCTACCCGGTCCTGATCTTCGCGCGCGACGCCTTCGGCATCGTTCCGCTGAAGGGCAAGAGCTCGATCACCCCGATGGTGGTCAATCCGAAGCCGGCCGCCGGCGACCCCCTGGGTCAGCGCGGCACCGTCGGCTGGAAGCTCTGGACCGCGACGGTCATCCTGCAGGAAGCCTTCATGGCTCGCCTCGAGGTTGCCGCCACGGCCTAACGGCTAGGGTGAGGGGGAGCTCCGGCTCCCCCTCATTCACTCATTTTCCGGGGGGATCAGCGACATGTACGGCGATTGCACCATCCGCATCGAGCGGCTGCAGAACGGCTACAACGTCCGCATCACCGACCCCGAAATCGTCAAGCAGAACAACAAGCGCGACCGCGCATCCAAGGGCGAGTGTCAGCCCTGGAAAGACCCGCAGGTCAGCTACGCCTTCACCACCTCGAGCGAGGTCATCAACTTCATCAAGGCGAACATCGACAAGGCGCTGCCGGTCGATGAGTTTTCGTCCTCCTTCGACAAGGCAGCAAAAGAGGATCTCGACTGATGGCCGACGACCCACAGGACCAGCTGGGCAGCAATCTCACACCTCGCGATCCGCTCGATCACGACGGCGACGGCCGCAAGGGCGGTAGCCCGCCGGGCGGCAACAAGAAGAAGGCGACCGGCATGCCCGAGCGGGTCTGGATCTTGCTCGAGGAGAACGACGAGATCCCGCCGACCGGCCTCTACCTCGGCCACAACGGCACGGGTTACCTGCTGCGCCCCGGCGAGCCGGTTTCGGTTCCGAGCTTCCTGCTCGGCGTGCTCGACGCCGCGGTCATGACAGTCGCCGTCACCGACCCGCAGACCAAGCGCGTGATCGGCTACCGCGACCGCATGCGCTACCCGTATCGTCGGGTTGCGGCGCCCGAAGCCGCGGAGTAATCTACGAGACGATATGATGCGCCCCTCTGCACCAGCCGGTGTACGGGCGCATCTTCGACACCTGGGGGGGTTGGTCGATGAACCTGGATGATCTGCTCTCCGAGCTCCGTCTCAACATCCTCAACGACCGCAGCGACCGCGTCGACGGCAACAGCGACTATCTGTGGACCGACGAAACGCTGGTCCGCTACATCAACGAGGCGCAGCGCCGGTTCGCGACGCGCTCCCTTATCATCCGCGACGGCACGACGCCCGAAGTCGTAGAGGTCACGCTGCGCGCCGGCGTCACCGAGTACGATCTGCACGAGGCGGTGATCGCGGTGATCTCCGGCAAGCTCGACGGCGAGCCGCGCGACCTGCCGCGCGCCGGCCACTCGATCCTCAACCAGTCGACGCTGCACAACGACGGCTGGGACCTGGCGCTGTCGGCCAGCCAGTCGTCGGGCAAGCCGCTGGCCTTTTCCACCGACGATCAGGTGGTGGAGAATGACGACTCGACCTTCAGCCGCATGTCGCTCCGCGTCTTCCCGGCGCCAAGCGCGCAGTACGACGGCGTCAAGCTGCGGCTGCGCGTTGTGCGCAAGCCGATCGAGGAGTTGCGCATCAACAACCTGCAGGCGGTGCCGGAAGTCCCCGCCGACCATCACCTCGATATGCTCGACTGGGCGGCGTACCTGGCGCTGCGCATCGTCGACGTCGACGCCGGCAACCCGAAGCGCGCGCAGGAATTTGCAAATTCGTTCGAAGCCCATGTTCAGGCGGCGCGAACGATGGTAATGAGGAAGCTGTTCGCACCGAAGCCGTGGGGGAT